GAAACCTTGCGTGTGCGGTGCTGCTTACGATCAACAAGGTGCGGACTGGTAGATAAAAGGCGATCTGCCAAGCCTGTCCGACTTGTTGAATTATAGACAAGCCCAGAGGCAAGAGCCGAAGCGGTCATAATCCGACCACCACGGCAGCGACAAAAGACACAAAAATGCCAACATAGAACCACTTGAAACTGACAGAATTGGTCGTATAGCGCATTGTAAGACACCCCTTGACAGATTTAGGAGTAGCTTAGAATGAACCGACCTTAAATGTCAAGGGGTATCTGACAATGAATTACACGCAGACCATGCTAGATGAATATAAGCGAGTGCTTAAATTACGATCAGACTCGGCACTGGCTGATGACTTGGGCGTGACCCGGGCAACGGTGAGCCGTTGGCGAAAAGGCCATGGACACCCAGAGCCGTCCACGGCGTGGAAAATCGCAGAAGCAATCGGCAGAAACCCCGCCGAAGTGATGGTGTGCATCGAAGCAGAACGCGCCAGAAACCTCGAGGATGCGCAAGCATGGCAGCGTGTGCGCAATATGTATATTATGTCGGCATACTCGGCGCATATGCGCCGGAAAAAGCTATTATCCACCAAAGTCCGCCTTGGGCTTCAGCCCTCTACCACTAGGACTCTTGGCTATTGAATGGCAGTCAGGGGGATAAACATTTCCGCCCTTGGATCATACTCGACTTTAGCTGCTGCCGGCTCTCTTTCTTTAACCTTGTTCGGGTTATAAAGGCCGTTCTTGGCGATCAGAACGCATTGACTGAACTCCAAATAATATTTAGTGCCTTGTTCGGTCAAGCAATTACAGCTCGGGTTAATCCCATCCACATCCCCCGCCATACAGTAGAGCATCGGTTTCGTTTCAGGCTCTATCTGCCCGTACATCGGGGCAGTCCACGGCTGCGTAGGGATTACTGGTCTTTGAGCGTGTAGTAAATCGAGCAAGGTGGATTCCGGGCGAGCTTGTGCGGTCTGTGTTTCCGGCGGTGCGCCGGACGGCGCACCCGCCGTCTGTTCTGTTGCCGTCTTGCTTGCCATGGATTCAGGCTTGAGATAACTGTAAGCGGTAAAGGCCAAGATGATGCCAAGGACGAGCATAGCGGGTATTGCCCAGATGCGAAGCGGTATTTTTGCCTTTATCGTGTGCTGCGTTGCCGACTGGTAAGACTCAAGGACGGCCTGAGCCGGAAGTGTCCGGGTCTGTTTAATAGCAAGCTCACGCTTGGACTGGCTTTTAACATCGTCACAAAGCTCACCCCACTTATACAAATCGAGCATACGCGTCCCGAAACGCCGGACGGTGTGCCAATGATCTTGAATCAATGCCCGGGCGAAAGGATAAATCTGACCCGGCATCTGTGTCGTCCAGACGAAATCCAAACCCCGGTGACGATGCTCAGCAAGCGCAAGCACATGCTTAGGCGTTGCTTGCCGGGTAGCATCATGCAAATGCCCAAACCACTTCCATGCCTCGTCTATGTAAACGAGTGAGCCGTCTGGAATCAGATAATTGCCCTCCTCGTCTTTGTCGTTCCATGTCCGGGGGTCATCGAGGACTTGCGCTAGTCCTGGTGCTAGTCCGTCAATGCCGAAAGCATACAAAGGCCGTTGCGCAGCCTTGGCTTGTTCGTGCATGTGTTCCATCATAATGGCAGTTTTGCCATTGCCGGGAAGCCCGGTAATCAGGTGAATTGGCATATTACGCCCTCTTGAAAAATGCGCGTCCGGCTTGCATGGAATATTTGACGGTGACAGCAGACGCTAAAATGGTGATGGCTTTATCGAAATTGAAAAAGGATAGCCACATAACCGCCTCAGCCGTTGAAGCGTTGGCATAGCCGATGATCTGGTCGAGCAAAGGTTCTACAGCAAATGTCTGCGTAGCCAATGACAGGCCAACAAAGGACAGCGAGGACAGAAACCAAGCCCCGGCACGACTGGCAATCAGCCTAGAAAGCGCAGCAAGAAGCGCAGCGATAATTGCAGGCATTATTGACTCCCAATGATGCGCAGACCGACAACGGCTGCAAACAGTAAGACCAGACCCGCGCCGATCTCGAAAAAGGTGCAAAGGTGCGGAACATTAAAATCCATGGTCGCCCCCATGACATCGAGGACAGGCAACTCAGGACAGGAACGCGATCCACCCAGAAACCCGGAGGAATCGAACTCGGAATCATCTATCGTCTGTTCGGCAACATTGCCAGAACCGCCCGTAATGCCCGTGACGCCCTCATCGAGTGACATGCCGGAAACATTGCCGTCAATAGAGCCAGAACCGCCCTGAACGGTGACATTGACCGTTGGACTGCCTTGGGCATCAATGGCAGCTTTTACTTGGTCGAGCTTGTCATTGGTCGTTTCCGCAGCGCAGCGTGTCGCCCATGTCTGGTAGGCTATTTGCGCCGTAATCGCGTCACCAGTAGAAACAGGCGCAGAAGCGCAAGAACCACCGCCAGAACTTGTGTTATCTGTTTCATTGCCTGCTCCTGAATCTTGCCCGTTATCCGGGTCTGTGGGCATATGGTCGAAAGTGTCCCCGATACCATCGCCATCGGTGTCGGCGTTCTGTGTCGGATCTGCCGGGAACGCATCGAACTCATCCGCGAAGCCATCGCCATCGGTGTCCTTGGTGCGGGTCGGGTCAGTAGGCCAGACATCCTCGGAATCTGGCGTGCCATCGCCATCGGTATCCGGGGGCAATGGTGAGCAAATCGAGAATGTGCTATTCCAGACATAGTTAGCCGGGCATGACCCCGCGCCCCATGAAATACCCGCATAGCATTTTGCGCCATTGTTCTCAAGGCTAAAACTGGTGGCGTCCTCATTGACGACTTGCTGGCAGCCTTGATAACAGCGTATGTCGCCATCATTCCCGGCGTTATAGTCACCAGAGCCGGAAATCGGCGGTTGATTAATACAGAGCTGCGTCTTGGGATACCATGCGCCGACATTGGTCGAGCATGATGCCAGAGAGAACATAAGGCGGTCTTGCGTGCCTGACCCCACCTCGACATAGGTGGAACTGATGGTGCATGCACCATGACCATTAGCACGAAGCCATGCGACACCCGCTGCATTTTGAGCGTAAGCTTCGCCCTCATTGTCGCAAAAATAGCTGACAGCACCGCCAGACGGGTTAGTACAGGCTGCATTGCTGCTTGGCGAATACACAAACAACAACACAAACAAAATTAAGGCAAGATGAGGCATTAATCGGCCTCAAAGATAAGCCAGAGCGCACCAAGGAAAGCGAGCAAATAGACCCAAGCCATGATAGGAAACTCCACAACGAAAAACAGGGGGAACGGAAACATATGGACTCCGGGCAAAAGGGGGAGGAAGCCCTCCCCCGTTTGGTTTACATGGCGCGACGCACCCATTTGTAAACTTTGATACCGACCAGAATGGTCAGCACAGCACCACCGATAGCAGCGATCGGGGCAGCAGCACCCTCGATGGCAGCGGTAACATCGGTGACATCCACGGCTGCGGATGCGATGGAACTGGCCGAGGCCAGAGCGAGGGCGGTCAAACCGCCAAAGGTAAGCTTGTTCATGGTGTCCTCCTCAGGACTGATTGATGAAACGAATAATCCGGCGAAAAATCCACGCTAATGCCCATAGGCCAGCTATTGCTAGTGCTAAATCATTAGCGTGTTCCAAGGTCAGGCCGGAAAAAACTGACTCTGATTCTGCGTAAAACGGGTCGGTGCAAGTGTGCGTCACTTGGTCATAATCCTCCGGCGCACATTGCAGCGTGATCATAGGTTAAGCCTTGACGAGCTTGGGCGACAGGCCAAGCTTGCCGTATTTGTCCACATAGAAAGCAGACGGGGCGAGAGTGTAGAATCCTGGTGCGTATGCGCTGCTTCCGTTGTCCACGGTGAGCTGAAACTCCACCGGGTACGGCTTGCCGTCCAGATGCGCATAGGCTTGTTGCGTCTGGAAGCTGTACGGTTTGCCGGACTTCTGAGAAGTACCTTGGACGAGCTTAAGCTCGGTGCTTTTTACTTCGACTTTACACATGGATATGTCCCTTTTTAATGATGAACTGAGAGCCGTTAATTAACACAAGGCGATATTCCGACTCGATGAACTCGCCTGAATCTTTATTGAAATAACCGCCCGAAGTCTTGCGCAAGTCAAAACTTGACGGGGCTAGACTGATCTCGGGGTTGAACTGTTCGCGGATAGACCGCGGAGTACGCCAGAAGCGATACTCACGGCGTGAGTCCTCAGTGAGTCCGGCGTAACCGGATATCCGCGCCCCCTTGGGGAAATCGTGCTTAGTGTCTGAACCCTTGGAGGCGTACTTCGCAAGGTATCCAATAGCGTTCTTAACCCACTCGATGCGGGTTGAGCCTTTAGTCCACCATCCACGCTTGTCGGGCTTGGGAAGTGTGCAGCCCTTGGGAAGCCACAGAATGACATGGTAGTGAATCACGCCCTTTTGCGTGAGCTCAGCAACCCATGTATAGCGGAACTTGGTCTGGTTATAACGGCGTGCAAGATACTTCTTGCAGTTATCCAGAAGCCCGGAAATGTCTTTACGCGCCCATGCCCTATCCGGGGCATATGTGGCGGTAATCATGGCGGGCTTGAAACGGAAGCCGGAGGCGACAATCTCCTCCTGATGAAGCCTTGCCGTTGTCTTGACGGCTTGGGAAACCTTGCGTGTGCGGTGCTGCTTACGATCAACAAGGTGCGGACTGGTAGATAAAAGGCGATCTGCCAAGCCTGTCCGACTTGTTGAATTATAGACAAGCCCAGAGGCAAGAGCCGAAG